CTAATGGAGCCTTCTATGTTGAGAGCTGAGAAACTGTCCCACTACTTTATCAACATGAGTAAAAAAGTTAAGATAGAATCAGCAGAAAAAAGAGAGCTCAAGGATGTAATAAAAAACGATCCAGGGAAGAGTAAATTTGACAAGTTCAAGGTGATGTATCAAGCTAACAAAAAACTAAACAAGGTCAGTGTGGCTGATCTATTAGATGTATCGAGAGAATGTATTTATAAATGGGTTAAAAAAATAGACAATGACAATAACTAACGAGGATAACATGGAGCTCATGGCTCGCTATCCAGATAACTATTTTGACTTGGCTATTGTTGACCCGCCGTATGGGATAGGTGAGAAATTTAAAGGCGGAAATAGTGGCAAAATGCAATTCAATGAAGTGGTAAATAAAGGGTGGGATTGCGTTCCAGAAAAAGAATACTTTAAAGAATTGTTTAGAGTGTCAAAAAATCAGATTATTTGGGGAGGTAACTATTTTGATTTGCCGCCAACAAGATGTTTTTTAGTTTGGGATAAACAAATAAGCGATGATTTTACGCTCGCAATGGCAGAATTAGCTTGGACTTCTTTTGACAAGTTGGCTAAGATTTATAAATTACCAACACCTAAGAATGGCAAAATCCACCCAACCCAAAAACCTGTTGCACTTTACAAATGGCTTCTTGACAAATATGCTCAACAAGGAGACAAGATACTTGACACCCACTTAGGCAGTGGCTCAATAGCTATTGCGTGCCATGAGTACGGCTTTGACCTTACAGCCTGTGAACTTGACAAAGAGTACTTTGATAAGGCAATGCAGAGAATAAATAACCATACAGCACAAACTAAACTTTTTTAATATGAACTACTTAGAACAACTGATCCATGATTTACACTTAGATGGAGTATATTATACACCTCAACAAGTGATTGATAAGATAACCTACGATTGTATAATCGGTAACCCACCAATCAAATGAACAAAACAAACGCACAACTACTTAAGGCACTCGAGCTGGAGGACTTGAGACTTAAGTATCCATCACTGGATGAGAAGTACATGGCCTTCACTAAGTGGTCAGATAACTCAGCCAACGCACTGACTAAGTGTGTGATTGCTTACATCACCTACAAAGGTGGTCAAGCTGAGCGTATCTCATCTCAAGGTCAGTACAGGGAGGGAGCAAAGATACAAGTAGGCACAGGTGAGATTGCTTACCATAAGCAGCTGCCTGGCAAATGGACACCAGGACAAAGTACTAAAGGTACTGCTGACATCTCATCTACCATCAGAGGAAGGTCAGTTAAGATAGAGATTAAGTACGGCAAGGATAGGCAGTCAGATGTACAGAAAGCCTATCAGGAAGCCGTTGAACGTGCAGGAGGGGTGTATATCATTGTGAGGTCGTTTGATGAGTTTGTGGTGTGGTATGAACAATTTACAGAAGGGCTATGAGTGCAAAAGAGAAAGCAAGAGAGTTAGTAGATACCTATAGGATAATGCTAATGAACAGTGATACTGAATGTGGTGAGGAGATACTATGTACTGTGATAGCTAAGTCCTGTGCATTGATTGCTGTGGATGAGATGCTTGATTTTAGAAATGCATTGTATATCAATGAGGGCAGCCTGGCTCATCAATGGCTGCTGGATGTTAAACAACAAATAGAACTACTATGAGAATCAAACTAAAAATGCCAAAGTTCAACGTCAAGCTAAAGCATCTGAGAAAGAAGTACAAATGTGCTGTTAAGGGTATAAATAACGAAATAGATTAAATTATGACATTAGATTCACACGAGATTAGATTAGGTAACACCTATAAAATAGAGATGGGAGATGGCACTTATAAGAGTGACCTCATCAATTTAGAAGACCTTAGAAACTTATTAGATGATGAGATTGATGACTTCTATCAGGCAATGGAGATAAGTGAGGAGTGGTTGATTAAGTTTGGGTTTATTCATGCAGGCAATTTTCATGATTGTATTAATTATAAATTAAATGGTATAGATATATGGCTTTATGCTAATAATGAAATTGCCTTTGGTAAATGGGTGCTCAAATACGTTCATCAACTTGAAAATCTATACTTCGCACTGACTGGAGAGGAACTAACATACAATTGTTAATAACTTTATTTGTCATATATGCAAAACTTTCTTAACTTTACTGAAAATAATCAATTTATGGAAAAGCAATTAATCAGCTCATCTGAGAAAATCAGACAAGCAAATGAAGAGGCAACACTGTCCTTTCACCAGAAGCTCCACAGAGCTAAGTTAGCAATCGGTAAGGTTACCAAAAACGCTACAAGTCATCATTCTAAGTATGCCAACTTGAATGCAATCATTGAGGCAGTTGAGCCTATTCTACTTGAGAATGGCTTACTACTGTTGCAACCTATCCAAGGCAATAGTGTATGCACTCAGATTATTGACATTGACTCAGGTGCAAAGGTTGAGTCATGCATGGAACTGCCAGCAGGTATGAACCCACAGCAGCAGGGTAGTGCTATCACTTACTATAGAAGGTACACCCTCCAGTCAACTCTCTCATTACAGGCAGTAGATGACGATGGTGAGGCAGCAAGCAAGCCAGCACCTGTTAAGTCAGCACCGACCAAGCATCCAATAGGAGATGAGAGACTGCAAGCAGCACTTGAAACTATTAAGGTAGGTGACTACACACTTGAGAGATTAAAAAATGAGTTCTCACTTACTAAAGAGCAGGAGGCAAGACTATGAAGTGGAGAGCATCACAATTAGGCAACCTAATGACCAACTCAAGGAGTAAGTCAGAGGTACTATCTGAGACCACTAAGTCAGAGATACGAAAGATAGCAAAGCAGGACTTCTATGGATACACCACAGAGATCAAGACTAAACCAATGATCAAGGGTACTGACTGGGAGCAGGAAGGCATTGACCTATTGAACTCAGTTAGATTCACTCAGTACAGTAAGAACGAGCTCAGACTCTCTAATGAGTACATGACTGGATGCTGTGACATTATAACAGATGACAGTATCATTGACATCAAGTCATCCTGGTCATTAGAAACCTTCCCTGCAACACCATCAGAAGGTGATGTTAGTGGCTACGAGTGGCAAGGTAGAGCCTATATGTGGCTGTATGACAAGCCAGCCTTTGAGTTAATCTACACCATGTACACTACACCAGATGAGCTACTGACTGAGTGGGATAACCTATCCATCCATAGAGTTGACCACATTGACCCAGCTAAGCGTATCACAGTAGTGAGATATGAGAGAGACCAGGCACTTGAAGAGCAGATCAAGGAACGGTTGATCCATTGCTCAGAGTATTATGTACAGTATATTAATCAATTAAATAATAAATAATTATGTTCAACACAACAACAGCACCAATGGGAAATAATAGTACCCACGTGCAACTAAAAACAGAAGTAAACAAGGTTTACAAAACAAATGATTTGTCAATCTTTAAACAAATTGATGGTAACAGAGTTCCAAATTTACAACACGTAAAGCGGTTAGCTGATTCAATTCGTATTTACGGAATGAAATGCAATCCAATTTTAGTAAATGAACAAATGGAAGTTATTGACGGTCAACATCGTTTGATGGCTGCTAAAGAAACAGAAAGTTTTGTTTATTATATTATTGTAACTGGATATGATTTACATGAAGTCCATACTCTTAATATGAACCAAAAAAATTGGGGAATAAAAGATTTTATGGATAGTTATGCTAATATTGGTATAGAATCTTATATTAAATTAAGAAAGTTTAGTCAAGACAATCAAGATTATACTTTGCCTGTTTGTATTATGTTTTGTAGTAATTCTGTTAACAACGGTTATAAAGGAAGTCATTTTAATGATGGAGCTTGGAAAATTAAAAATGTTGATTTAGCTCAAGATTGGGCAAACAAAATTAGATTAATAAAATCATTTTTTATTAATTATAACAGCAGAAGTTTTGTTGGAACAATGATGATATTATTTCAAAATAAAAGTTTTGATTTTAATGAGTTTATGCATAAAATAAGACTACAACCAACAGCATTAAAAATTTGTGCTACATCTGACCAATATAAAACTTTAATTGAGGATATCTACAATTACAAGTCAAGAAACAAAGTTAACCTTAGATACTAATAATAAACAATAAATAATGTCAGAATTAACAATCAAAGGAGCTATCAAGCTCATCAACCCAGTCAAAGTCATCAGTGACAAGTTCTCAGTGAGAGAGTTTGTAATCACTACAGCAGACAAGTACCCTCAAGAAGTAATCTTCCAGACAGTCAATGACAAGATGGATATCATTGCACCGTATGGTCAAGGTCAAGAGGTCACAGTATCATTCAATGTAAGAGGTAGAGAGTACAATGGTAAGTACTACAACACCCTTGATGCATGGAAGGTGCAAGGTGAGGCTGCTGCTCCAAGTGTAGTCAATGACCAAATGCCTTGGGATAATGCGTTCTAAGACCGTTTATCTCAAAGAAAGTCAAACACTAACCGACTGGATGAGATGTGAGCTTAAAGACAAGCTAAACAGCAGAAACAGGGCAGTGCACATGGCAGAGGATATGGGTGTAGTGAACGCAACACTGCACCGCTTCCTGCAAGGTGGTGAGGCACGAGGTAAGTTCTATGATAAGGTGTTTAATTACTTGATGAAATGATAGAAGAGACATCCTTCAAAGGTTCACCGTTGCAAACTGAGATACGAAATGCTCAAGGTGATAAACTGCATACACTACGTATGTTAATAACAGTAGCAGCTAACAACAAGCCCGAGTCATTGTTTTGGAATGAAGCATTTGAAATGATAAATAAAAAGAAATGAACTACTTAGTACAAATAATGGTCTACATTGAAGGGCAGTACCACACCCCTCAATCAATACTTAATAAGATACCTACTCAAGTGCCGAGCAAGCGTTGAGTACCACACAGGGGAGTATAACAGCTCCCCTTTGTTGTATTCAAATAATTAACTATATTTACACCATGATAATCACATACCTCACACCCTTAGTAGTCTCATGGTGGTTTACCCACTTCGAGC